TCATATTGGTTCTCCATACCTTTACGAAACCACTCGTTAAACTTAGAAGCACGAAACTCACCAAGATATCGAGAATAAGTGTCACCGGAACGAGAAAAATAGATAGGGTTCTTTTCCCTGAAATTATTGACATCAGCACCATAAAGATCACTCTTAAAGACATAATCCATAGCATTAGAACGATACTTTACAGAGTCATCAGCAGTACGAATAGCAGCTTGCTGAGCAGCTTCCCGAGCAACATCAGTCTGATATATGGCTTGTTTAAGGCCAAGAACCTGAGCAATCGCAGAAAGGGCAGTATTAACCTTTTCTTGACCTGACAAATTACGCTCTACATGGGGAGCATTGAAATGAGGAGATGAACCAATACCAGCAGAGGCAGATCCATAAATAAGATTAGGATTCAACCCGGCTTCAGCATATTGGCGCATAATAGCCTGAGGAGAGCGATATTTATTATATAATTCTTCCTCCATTTGGGACTGATATTTAGCCATTTTAAGATTACCTTCGTTCTGCAGATCAACTGCGGACTTACCAGTCCAATCATCCCAAAGACCACCTAACCAGTTACCAAAACGACCAGCAGCATCTTTTGTACTATTCCATTTGTCACCAAGGGAAGAAAAATAACTATAAGTCGAATAACCGGGGATCAAATTTTTAAGTGCAGAGAAATCCATTTGTTAAAAATTTTAAGGGTGTCACGTAGCATATATATTAACAAGAACCTGCGCGCGTACGCGCGATATGCTACGTGTTAAATCCGTGAAATATTTCTTAAATTTCTGTTAAAATTTGGAGTTAGGCAGACTTTCCGGACTACTGCAGCAGTAGAGCCGGGATTCGAGGCCCTAAGGGGCCTCGACCACCGGCATCTGCCTACGTCCAGTCCGAATGCCTCACAGCGGAGACGTGCACAATCCTGATTATGCTCGCTTTCAGTCATCACCTTCGCTTTGCTTCGGTTCTTCCTTCGGCTTCGTATCATCAGGCTTGACGGGCTCCTTCTTGGAGCCCTTGCCTGCACGTCTCGCCGAATGCTCCGCAACGGCTTGCCTAGAGCGAACTGACGAGGCGTACTGGAGTACGTCGAGATTATCGTCTGCATCGAGAAACTCCGTCTGATCGGGGTCTTCATCATCAACTACTCGTTCAGCAGACAGAAGGTCTATACCTTCTGCTGCATAACGCTGATATATCTCTCTCATAGAAAGCACAAGACCGGGCTCTGAGATTACCTCAGAGTAGTCTATCTGTGCCATTGTTTTTGTGTAGTCATAATCGACCACGTTCCAACTCTTTCGCATAATATTTTTTCTCCTTATAGGGAGAAGTCCAATTCGAGTTGGACTTCTCTATTTGACGGACGAGGGCGTCCTACTGGTATACGCTCCGAGGGCGCGTGCCCTTTGACGGCTGGCGCGTGCGTAAAAAACCTGCAGGCAATAAACCATATAAAACGCTCACTATCAAATTAAAACACTCAAACATAACTATCGCAATCTACGACGAACTCTACGTCTAACACGAAGATTATACTTGCGAAGACGACGACCAGTTAATATCATTCTACGCCTCAAGTGTCGAGGCCTTCTACCACGCCATCTCATATACTATGAATAAGACGGGGTACACCCCAGTAAGGCAGATACATACGACGTTTTATTTTGAAATAAAACGTTGCAACAAACTTATCATTATCCGTTACCTGAGAGGGGAAGATACGGGCCATTTCAGCAGGGTTGATATGCACAAAGGCAGCATTCAAGTTAGGCCTACTGGCAAACTGACGAGTAAGAGTCCAATAATTCATATTAGTCCTCAACTTACCATGGACAGTACTGGGAATAAACTTAGCCTCAGCATACCGGGGAGTATAACCGAAAGTATTATCATTCTTCCCGTCAGAAGGATCATCATAGAGCTCAAGGTTCTTAATCTCCTGCTCACCAAGGTTGGCAAAGAACGGATTCGGGAAGTCAAAGACATCACGATAGAGATTCATCTTACGGAAACCCTGAGAATAAGAGGAACGGGGAGTAATAGACATGAGAACCATAATATACCCATGCTCTGAACAATGGTAACGACAAAGCTTATTACCACCAGCAGAAACACCTTTACCGGAGGGAGTTCCCTGAGCGGATATGTCGGACTGGGAAGTCTGATCAATATCTGTAATGGTAATAGGGCCACGATAACCACCAAGATACTCAGGACGATCAAGACGGGAGTCTTTTGTACGGGTATGCCATATATTCAAGTAATACTCCTTAGGACGGGAACCACCACGAGCGTTAGCCTCATAGAATTCCTGCAATACCTCACAATATCTTAACTCTTCAATAGTGGGAGCAACAGAAGTAGCTGCCTTAAGACCTCCGTCATAGTTAAGATAACGATACAGACCATCATCGGTAGTGAACAAGAGATCACCTGAAGCCTCATTACCTGAGACTCCATTAACAACACTTGTAATGTTATGCACATTATCATCCGGAGTAACAGTACCTTGACCTATAGCCTTAAAGGATAGAGGTTCTTCAGGGTCAGCAGTGATAACAACATCGGAATTAGGAAGACGAACAGCAGGACCTTTCTGAGGATAGGGAAGGGCAGACGTAAAGTAATCCTTATTCCAGCCTCGATAACGGAGAAAGAAATTACTAACAAGCAAAGCAGGATCTGTGGCCTGAGTAAGAATAGACGAACGACCGCTTGAATGTATTACAGGAACCTCACTCTCAAGATTCTGATTACGATAATACTCGTTATATACCGTCTGATAGACACGAAACGGCAAAGCATCTAACTCACGAGTAATCTGACCAGCCTCAATAGTGATAGACGGGAAATTAAGATAATCCGACATAGAACCAACACCAAAGAGCTTATTAAGTTGATCCAAAGAAGAGGGAAGAGTAACCTGAGAATTGTAATAGATCGTAGGCCAATCGAAAGAAGCCTCACCGGTAGGACCAAGAGTAATCCAATCTTCAAAGTCATCCCATAAAAGACGAATGGGGCAGAAGAAAGCATCGACCTTAATATCGACCATAGACATAACCGGGGCAATCATAGGCATGGACCTGACAAACTGCTCAAGGTCAAACTTCCAAGTGTCACCAGCGAAAGCAAGTTCTGTAAGAATAGGATAGATAACACCAAAGTCACCAGTCATCTGATAGGAGTGACTAAGATTGTGCGTAGATCGCGCAATCTTAGGAAGGGGAATTTGTGAAAAAATACTCATTTTAATGATTTTAGTTTGGCCATATGCAACACTTTTGCATTAAACTGGGAGCGGGACATCTCATGAAGGGACGGCCTGAAGATATCGGTTCCATGCTTACAATCATATGATATCTGCTTTTCCAGCTTATCGGCTGCACGCTCATTAATGAGATGGCCAAGGTTTTGTTTAATACGACGTTTAATAACGTCATCAAAAAACTTATCACGATAAATACGGGGTAAACGCTGCTGGTAACCACAATAGTGAGAGAGGTCTGATTCATGATCAATAAACCATTGAACAACCTGAGGATCTTCACCAATCTGATAACCTATATAAGGGCGATTACTACAACGTATCATGGGCCGGAAAATATCCGGCACATCGGGATCAATAAGAGCAAGACAATACTTGAGTATATAATTACATGCTTTATCGTTAGTAGTATCAATGGTAATCCTAGTTTGAGGAAACCAGTTACCGAAAACAGCATCAGAAAACTGCATGTAATCCTGGGCGTGATCAAAGAAATAGCATATATGATAATGCGGTCTAAGATGCTCAGAGCCATACTCACATACTGCAAAAAACCGGAACGGGCCTAAACGCTTACGTAAGCGCTTGTTAAAACCCTGCACATCAGTATAACGGATAGGGTGATACAAAATTGAAGACTTATCATCGGTAATAGCCTCAGGGAGGTCCAAGTCGTTATATGTCAATGTTACAACGTAACTTGAAATACAATTGTTACTCTCAACTTTCAACCGATAAAACCACGCTAACCGCCTTGTTTGCTGACATGCAGGGCATTTACCACAAGGCACCTGAATACGATTGAGGTCCGTACCATACTTATCCAATAGAACGTGCTTAGACGGGTCATGGATTGTTACCGGACGCTCGCACTCCATACTAAGTGAGCATTATACCACCACGTTGGAGTCGATAACCACGACGACGACGGAAGCGATTACGCCTACGACGTCTAAACGAACTTCTTCTTCTACGTCTCATAGCAATAAATTAATTAATGAAACAATAAGGTTAAGTATAGCAACAACAGTAACCAGCTTGACAGCAAAGAGACGACGCTGCTCAATCTGATCTAACTGTTTACGATTAAACTCTATCCACTCATTACGAGCCTTGAGTTTCTTATACTCGGCAATCTGTTCAGGGGTAGCAGGCTGATGCTGCTCAGATACCATATTTTCTGCAACTTTCTTCATAACGTTCAATTTCATTTTTGGTTAACATATGAATCCAACAACTCTCAACACAGCCCGGATCATCCGGGAGAATAGAATGTCCTGAAACGAAATATACTCGCTTCTGAAGAATACCTTTGTCGCGAAATAAGCAACAAACCTCATAAATGAGACGACGCCCAGAGGCACCATTGAAGCCAGCAACTTCTTTGTAAGCCTTGAGCGTCATCAAATAAGATTGTAATGTCTTTTTTGAATGTGTCATAACTTTAACATAATAACTAATATGATTATTAATGAGAGTAACGACACAAAAATAGACAACTATTTCAATAAATCCAACAAACTGATAACTAATTTTCCATAGGTACCAGTATTACCTATCTGATCAAGTAGAGAATAACGTAAACGAGACATACGGTTTCGAGTATCAAAGTAGGGTACAGTCTTCATGTCATGAAGCTGGAGATTACCGAAGTAATCAGATGAACCACCGAAGTCATATTGGTTCTCCATACCTTTACGAAACCACTCGTTAAACTTAGAAGCACGAAACTCACCAAGATATCGAGAATAAGTGTCACCGGAACGAGAAAAATAGATAGGGTTCTTTTCCCTGAAATTAT